GCGTACCTGGATCTCTCTGCAAAATTGGTTCGCTCTTGTCCTGTGGATCTCTCAACTTTATTGGTTCGCTCTGTTGTTTTGGATCTCTCTGCAAATTTGGTTCGCTCCAGGTATGTGGATCTCTCGTCTACGTTGGTTCGCTCATAGTAAGTGGATCTCTCGGCAAACTTGGTTCGCTCGGCGACACGTGGATCTCTCGGTGCCATTGGTTCGCTCGCGCAGAATGGATCTCTCGCTGCAAATGGTTCGCTCTAGTATTTTGGATCTCTCCAATCATATGGATCTCTCTCGTGAGGTGGTTCGCTCTCGTACCATGGATCTCTACCAATTAGGCTCGATCTTGTGGACATGCTCCTTGTCTGCAAACTCAAAGACATAAGGCACTGGTGCCTTCTTGCCAAACTCAATCTCGTACCAAACCTCATGAAGATGAGACAAGAACATCTTCACCGCAACGCGCTTCGCACGGGCATGGATATGGGCCGGCGGAAGCTTGCCCACGGAATACGCCTTGTACGCATCCGTCGTTTTGCCAATATTAAACTTCTCCAGCTTGGCGGCTGCCTGATCCGCAAACGCGCCAGCCTCGTTCTGAACGATCTCCGCTTCCTTGCGCTCTTGGTAAATCTTGCCGTAAACCGCATCCTTGTTATTGCAAACCTTGACGAAACTCTCGCCCAGCTTCCAGCACAACGTCTTCAACGAAGCGTTGTGCGGACGCTTTTGTCCCTTCTTCCACTCACTAGTCGGATCTAAACCCGCATACCGCCAAATCGCACCAGCAGTCGGCGCCCTCGTAATGTCGATGTGCGCGAGTAAACCTGCTGAGATAACCGGCCCCACGCCGGTCACTGTCCGCATCCTCTTACCGACAGGATGGTTCGCCGAATACGCGTCCAGCGTGCGCTTGACACTCTCTTCTAGAACACGGCTCTCGGTTGAAAGCCAAGCGATGCTCTCGTGCGGTTCGCCGCTCTGCGTGAGGGCGCGGATTTGGTTATTGGCGCGAATCCTTCCCTCCTGCATGCCATAGTAGGAATCGACCAAGTACCGCGCCTCCGTCGCCGTAAGCGTGCTGGCCGCTTTCCCCATGTCGCGATCTAACTTGCGAACAGGAACACGAAGAGCGCTCTCTTCAGCTTCAGACATCCGCTCTGTAACGGCCTTATCAATCTGCATCTCAAAGTCTGACATGTTTGTCTTCCTTTCTTCTGGTTACCGTACTTTGGAGCCGTCGGCCTATCCGGTTGCTCCATTAAAATCATCATACAAGGTTTCAACTTTGGTGCAAGCACTTATTTGCACAAAAGTTTAATTTTATTCTGGGCGTCCTCGCAGCCGTTGCCGATGATCACCGTGTCGCCGATGCCCCTCAGATACGCAATCCAGTCCTTTTGAACCGGCGAGATTTTGCCGCCCTTCTCCCGCTTCATTTCAATCCAGCATCGCCACGCCGGGATATATAAATCAGGCACTCCGGCGCTGACGCCTTCCGCCTTCAGCTTCGCGCCTGTCGTGCGGCTCCGCTGGCCGCCGTTGGGGATGGCAAATATTCGCACGCCGCGATGTGCCTGGCGGAACCACATTACCAATTCGCGCTGTTCCTCATGCTCGGTTTTCATCCCAGTCCCTTCTTGTCACGCGGAAGAATTTGCCATCTTTTTTGAATTTAATCGCCATCGGAGGACGTGCTTGATTTAGATCATGCGCTACATCGTCTAGCGTTTCGTTTCTCATTACGTCACCGGCCTTCGACATCATAACCAAGCTGGCAAGCAGGGTCCGCGCCTTCTGACCAGCATAGCCGTCGTGCATGACCGTCAGGTATTCGTTCACCGGCTTGTCCGATAGCGCGCCATAATAGGTGACCATCAGCATTTGTTTGCCGCTCGTGCGGCTTATATGTTGCCGCCATTTCCATTCGGTCACAGGCATCTCTTGTGCATCTATGCCCATGATGTCGTCATGGTGGAGTTTTTGCTTCGGCGGTTTTGGCACCGGGAACGGTTCGCCACAAGCCACGCATTCCTTGGCTGATATGTGGTTCAACTCATTGCAGACATCGCAGACTTTGACCGGAGGCTCGCCCTTGCCTTTGCCTGACGCCTTCTTTGGATTGACCGCCGTGATGGGGCCATGCGTTTGCACCACTCCGGCAAAGTCCAGAACAAGGCAGTGGTCAGTGTGAGATTTGGGGCGCATTCCGCGACCTGCCATCTGCACATACAGCCCGGTCGATAGCGTTGGCCGCAGCATGGCAATCAGATCGAGGTCAGGGTGATCGAACCCGGTCGTCAATACGTTGGCGTTCGTCAGCGCCCTAATTTCGCCAGATTTAAAACCGGCAATAATCCGCTCGCGTTCTGCCTTCGGCGTCGTCCCAACTATGCAAGCCGCAGTTATCCCCCGAGCCGCGAGAATTTTTGCCACGTTCTTCGCGTGCTTGACGCCAGCGCAGAAAAACAACCATGACCGGCGATCACCAGCCAAGCGGATCACCTCGTCAACAGTCGCCGCATTATTTTTGTCTGTGTCAACGGCGGCTTGCAGTTCGCTCTCGATATATTCACCGCCGCGCTTGTGGACGCCTTCAACCGAAAGCTGATGCGCGGTCAGCTTCGACCGAAGCGGTGCAAGAAATCCTTTGTAAATCAGTTCTTCGATGCTGACCGGCGCAATGATATCCGCAAATAGCGCCGGTTCGTCGGTGATATATCCGTGGCCCAAACGGTATGGCGTAGCTGTCAGCCCGATCACCCGCAGCGCCGGATTGATCGCCGTCAGGTCGTCAATCAGCTTGCGGTATGATCCCTCGTTTTTATGGGAAACAAGATGGGATTCATCGATAATAATTAAATTAACGTGGCCGATCTGATCCGCTTTGTTTCGCACCGATTGAATACCGGCAAACGTAATCGGCTCGCCAATATCTCGCCGCCTCATGCCCGCCGAGTAAATGCCGAGCGGCGCGTTGGGCCAGTGGCCCAACATCTTCTCGGCGTTTTGTTCAATCAACTCTTTAACGTGCGTCAGCATCAGGATGCGCGTCTCAGGCCATGTCTGAATCGCCTCCTTGCATAGAGCCGCAACAATATGTGACTTGCCCGATCCGGTCGGCAGTTCAATGCACGGGTGACCCTTGTGCCCATCCGCGAACCACTTGTATAGCTGGTCGATTGTTCGCTGCTGGTAATCACGGAGCTTGGTCATATCTCGCCCCCATAACTTCGGAGTAATCAAACACGCCGTGGAAAGCGTCGTTAAATTTTATGTGTTCGTCCCCAAATCTGACAACATCCGCATCATAGGTAAAAACGGTTTTCGGCATGGAACACTTGCCGTTTATGATGTCAGCACCAAGATCAGTTACCCGCCAAAATCCTGAGTGTTTATTTTTGGTGTCGTTGTTTTCCTTTCTTTCGATCAGCCCCCACCACCTCACAGTTGGCAACTGGTTTGATCGAAGAACTTGGGTCGGCGCTGTGTTTGGGACATCAACAAAATTTTTCCCGCCAGTATTCCACAGCCACAACAACGACCAAGCCATCGTCTTGTTAAAGTGTCTGGAATATATTTTCCCAAATCTGTTGCAGCAAGGGCAGCGCCCACCGTCCGCTGCTATTGTAGATTCCCATTTTTCAATCGCTTCTGAAAGTGTAGTCTCCATCAGACCACCCCCACAACCGCTGCACCTGGAAATGTCTCGCGCACTTTCCCAACAAGTTTATCCGCGCACGCCTCGCCGCCGACAATCAACTCTTTGCTGCTGTAAACGTATGCGTCACCCTCACCGTTGCGAACGTCTTTGCCGTCGATCTCGTATACCGCTTCGTGCGGATCGTTACTGTCTTTTTGAGGCCACGGCACCATGTCTGGATGTAGCACATGACTGTCGCAGCCGGTCGCCTGAAACTCTAGGGGAATATCCTTTGCATCCCAACGGGCGCATGACCAAGTGCTGTCCTTCTCCGGCGTGGCGTGAGCGCAAGTCCGGCAATTAACTTGCTGAGTTAATCGACGCTCATGGCAGAAGCTGTGCGCCGGACACCACTTGCATTGATACCAGCTTGGATCAGACGAGAGGGGGTCAGGCATACGTTCCGCCAGTGCGACTCGGTGGCCTCGATCTCGCAGAGCCTCCGCTGCTTCCTTGTCGAATTTCACGCGCTCAGAATACAGGCGGTCGTCGTCTTTGCAGACGGCCAGGTAAAGCGCACGCTTGATTCCGGTGCCAAGCATATACAATTGCATCTGCGCCCAGTGCATGGGCTTGCTGGCTTTCACCTCTTTCTTCACAAGGTCGTCAAATGATTTTTTAGCGTGAGTTTTAAACTCCGCAACGTGTCGCGTTTTCTCCGCGCCTGGAACGCCGCCCTCGATAGTGCCGTCAGTCGAACCGCTAACGTGCGACCCCAGATCAACGTGTTCTTGATGGCTTGAGAAATTGACGCCAATGGCCTCCAAGTCTTCGATAAAGTTGGCCTCTTCTTTATGCCCGCGCCGGAACAATCGCAGAATGCGACCTTGGAATTTCTCCTTCACCGCCCAGCGGAAAGATAGCCATAGCCAGCGTTCGCACGGGTGTCCCAGTAGGGAGCAGCCGAGGTGGCCGCGTGGTTCGTCCGGCTGACTAGCGTGGTGTTCGTCAATCAGATTGGCGATGTTGTGGATTGGTTCTGGTATCTTTGCCATAGCGAAATGGCCGGGAGTTTCCCCCCGGCCTTCCTTCATTTTGCCCAAGGTGCTGTAGCTGATTTAGCGGCTTTAGCGGCTTTAGCGGGTGGCGCAGCAGCAGGTGCAGACACGGGCGGCGTCGAGCCTTCAATGGCCTTAAATCCCCGGACTTCGTTTCCAGGCCCATAGTTAGGATCGTTCCTAACCGTGACTTTGATAGAAAGATTTCCACCAAGAAGCTGATCGGTGTCATCGAGTTTCTGAACGCCAATGGCACGCATAACTTCGCCCAACTGTTGCCGACCGATTTCTTCAGCTTTAGGATTAGGATTGCTGGTGTTCAGGTTCGTGAAGACCACCCGCCCCTGATGCTCCGGTCCAGTGATGTCGAACCGGACAGAGATAAATTTTCCTGTTCCAGCCTTCGTATCGCGAAGATTTGCGTTCGTAATGGAGGCTGTGTACCATCCCGCAGGGACAGGCTCAAACTCACGCTTCTCTGCTTCTGGAATGTCGTTGATATCGAATGTTTCGCCAAGAAATCCCATAGTCTTTACTCCTGAGTAATTTGAAATGATGCCCGACCAGGCTTTGTCGTAATGCCGCCCAGTAACGGGTCGGTGATTGATTTGTCGGCATTTTTCCATGCCGCCATATTCAGTTCCGGCTTCCACCGAAACAGGCTGGAAAGGTGTTCTGTCGATCCCTCCTCTGCTGCGATGTCTTGTATCCGATCCGCATCAATCTTTCGGTTCATGCGGCTCGTGATTTTGATTTTGTAACCGCCGTCCGTTTCGACGTTCTCAGTTCCTTCCATGGTTTCGTCCACGCCGGCTAATGAAAGCAGTTGGTCTTCGAGCGCCCGGCGGCGTTCGATGGCAGCATGTTCGGCGGATTTTGCGTCAAGCCAATTTTGCGCTAGGTCGTCAATCATTTTGCACCTCCTGCTTTTGCAATGATTTCGCTAAGGTCAGGTGATTCCCACGCTTCTACATTTTTGACGCGGCTTTTAGCCTGCCACACACCATCCGTCGCGCACATCAAACCGCGCTGTGTCGCGCCATCCGCGTCCTTTTCAACCCGCAAAGCGGCCACAATATCGAACTGATATGGCAAAGCCTGACCAGTTTTGTTGCCCGGCATGGAGGGGCTGTAGAGCATCCGCCCAAGCTCATCCTGCGATTTCTCCAGCTTGGCGGTCATAAACACATGCGCAGGAAGATCGCGGAATAAACGGATGGCCTCCGCCATCACCGTCTGCATCTCTCCATATGCCGCGCGAGGGTCTTTGTTTACTTTCTTCTCGTGGCCCAAGCAGACCTCCGCGATCTCGCTGATGCTATCGATGGCCACGCTTTCAAACTGCTTGGCCTCCTCGCTTTCGGTCAGCCAAGCGTAGGCTTCCCGCAGCGTTTCCATGCTTTTGATCTCAACGAATGGAATGTTGTGATCCGAAATTGAGAGCAGACCACCTTCCGCCGATAAGATGACCGGGCTGGGCAAAGTCGGAATCAGAAATGTCTTGCCTGTTCCAGCCGCGCCGTAAACCAGCATCTTGATGCCGTCGTTCACAACACTGTTGGTCGATTGTAAATTGATTGCCATCATGGCCTCCGATTAGTGGTTTGAGATTGAGTAGCTGACCTTGATGCCAACTGGCTCTTCAGGGAAAAGTGCTAAGAGGCCATCGGTGATCGTCTTCAGATGGTGTGGCTCTGAATACGCAGCGCATCGTATCGTCAGACAGCCTATTTCCGATAGCTTATGCTCCCCGCCGTCCCAATCGCCTGGGTGACGCTCTGCATCAATAATTCTAATCTTTATTCTTTCCATTTTAGTTCTCCTTTTCATCGCGGTCGGAGTATCCGGTTGCGATTTCCTATTTACATAATACCAGATTGGAGGTATGTGTAAACAGTTAATTCAACGAAAGGACAAAACAATGACTACCGAACAAGCAATCGCATTCTTTGGCG